ATTCTAGCAATGTATCTGCATTCCTCTGCTACCTGTATCAAATGCGTATCTTTTTGGCTAACATTAATCTGCACCTGGTCTTTTGCTCAGGCAACTATTGTGGCTCTATTGTCGTTTATACTACAGGAATGTTTACAGAAGCTGAGCAAGTAATAATACAACAGGTGTTCAGTCTACCTGAGAAAGAGCAATCCTATAAGATTCATCTATTAAAACTCAAAGCTATTAAAGATAGGCTAGTTAGTTATGAGAAAGAATGCTTTTGTGGTAGTGTGAGGAGAAAGATATGGCTAAAGGATTTCAAGCAATGGTATGAGACCTATACTTGACAACTACATATCAGCTCACTACAAAGAGATAAGGAAATACACTAACTATTTTCTAGTAAGAATGAAGTCTACTATTTCAGCTGATGCTGTAATAAATAACAGTTTTATTTATTTATGTAATATAGATATAGAGGTGACTGATCCTGGTAAGGTGAAAGCATATCTATTAAACACTATTAAGATGCAAATACTATGGTCTACCTCACTAACTAATAGACAGGAGAGAGTGACAGCTACAGATAGTACTATGCCGATAGTGATGGATGATGATACGGATTTGTGGGATAAGATTAGAGAAGATATGCAGTATCAGAACAACATGGCAGTGATTGAGACATATAGAGGGAGGATAACAGATAGGATTAAGCTGATAGTGTTTCAATGTTATTTTGATAAAGGATACAGTACAGCTAGAGCAATGGCAGAATATTTCAGAATACCTGTTACATCTGCTCACTATTGGATACAAGAGATAAAAACCGATTTAAAACAACTAAGAGATGAAAATTAAAGATGAATTTATTGGAGCTAAGATCTCCCACAAAGGTAACAGGATTACTTTAGATGCTAATAGATATGATTACTTTGTATCTATAGGTCTAGGCTATATGTTTGAAGAGCCAACAGTATCTGAGCCAAAAGTAGTGAAGTATAAAGCAGTCAAAGGACCAATACCTGAGCCTGAAGTAACTGAGGAGGATGGCACAGAAGCAGAGTAGCATATCATTTGCTAGAAAGCCTAAGGTGAAGAGACCAGGTGTTCATGCTAAGAGTAAGAGCTCTAAGCTGAAGTCAAGTAAGAATTATACTAAGCAATACAATAGACAAGGAAATGGGTAGAACAAAACTAATAGAGACTCCTGAGAAGCTGATGGAGATATTTGAGGAGTATAGAGCTTATACTTTAGACAATCCTAGACATAAATGGGTGCTATCACAAAAGACTGCAGAGATGGTGGCAGAGCCTTTGAGAGTGCCTTTAACTAATGAAGGATTTGAGATATTCTGCTATAAGAACTACTCAGATGTACATAACTATTTTGATAATCCTGATAACAGATATTCTGAATTTAAGACAGTCTGTTCGTACATAAAGAGAGAAATTAGAAACGATCAGATACAAGGTGGCATGGTTGGTCAATACAATCCATCCATTACTCAACGACTAAACAATCTAACTGAGAAATCAGACATCACTACCAATGGTAAGGACATCTCTGAGATTAAGGTGAACATCATTACTAGTGCAAAGGATTGAGATGATGTGTCAAGCTGTTGAGGCTTACATCTATTCTAAGAAAGAAGTAGCTATAAAGATTAACAGGATAGCAATTATCAGTGATAGTAGGCAGATGGAGATGCTAGCCTATGCTTATGCTTATGCCAATGGAGATAGATAGTACCGTTATATTCCAAAAGAACTATGCAGCTCTTACTGATCCTGCACTAAGATTCATTATCAATGAGGGTGGCTCAAGGTCATCTAAGACCTACAGCCTTTGTCAGATGCTAATAGTCTACTGCTATCAGAATAAGAATAAGGTAGTGTCAATCATTCGTAAGACATTCCCTGCACTGAGAGCTACAGTCATGAGAGACTTTCTAGAGATCATGAAGAGCATGGACATATATGAGATAAGCAATCATAACAAGTCAGAACACATCTACTCATTCCCTAATGGATCTATAGTGGAGTTCTTCTCAGTAGATAATGAGCAGAAAATAAGGGGTAGAAAAAGGGATGTAGCTTGGATGAATGAAGCCAATGAATTGTTCTATGATGACTATACTCAAATAAATATGAGAACAGAAGACAAGCTAATCTTTGATTACAATCCCTCTGAGTCATCATCCTGGCTCTATGACCTACCAACTGAGGAAAGCATCCTAATCAAGTCTACCTACCGAGACAATCCATTCCTACCTGAGTCAATCAAGAAGCAGATAGAGGATTTGAAGAGAACTGATGAGGCAATGTATCAAATCTATGCTCTAGGTGAGAAAGCTATCTCTAAGAGTAACATCTATTCTAATTGGACATTCATAGCTCACAGACCAACTAAGTTCGTGAAGTATGTTTATGGCTTAGACTTTGGATATAACCACCCTACAGCTCTAGTCAGAGTCTACTACTGTGACAATGATATCTTCATTGAGAAGGTAATCTATGAGAGCTACCTCACCACTACTCAGCTGATAGAGAAGATGGATGCATTGAATGTGGATAAGAATATAGAGATAATGGCAGACTACTCAAGACCTGAGATAATTGCCGAGATGAATACTGCAGGGTATGATGTACACAATGCTAATAAGGTAGTAAAGAAAGGCATAGATAACATTAAGACCTTCGGAGTATTTTGTCAGGAGGATAAGCAGATAATGAAAGAGTATGAGAACTATAAGTGGAAGAAGATAGGTGACCAAATCATGGATGAGCCTGTGAAGCTGTATGACGATGCTATGGATGCTATCCGATATGCTACCACTTACATCAGACAGGAGTATTATACCGATGACTCCTATTATGCGTTCTAAACAAAAAGCTATCTTAATATAATATAGTTATGAGTAATGATATACTTAGAGACATTGCTACAGCATATTCAGTAGGGACTTATCCCCCATTGAATGAATCTTACATATTTGCTATAGCCAATCATTATGGTATAGATGTATCTAACTCTAAAGATTTGATAGGAGAGATACTATCTGTAGTAGGTGGAGATCCTGGTACATCAGATGACCATCTTATGAATATAGTCTTAGAGTTAGGAGGTACAGTCACAATCAATGCTAATTGGATAGAGGCATGGCTATTGGTAGCAGGGGGAGGTCCTCCAGCAACTGACAACAGAGTAACTGAGATTAGTGACCAAAGAGTAACAGAAGATAACGACAACAGAGTAATACAATAAATTATGGCAGATAAAAAGATTAGTCAATTAACAGCAAAAGGTACACCTATAGCAGCTACTGACTTAGTAGAAATTAGTGAGAGTAATGGTGCAGGTGGCTATGTAACAAAGTCGGTAACAGGTGCTAATATCTTAGCTTCAAAGCAGGACACTTTAGTCAGTGGCACTAACATCAAAACTATCAATGGTAGTTCTGTTCTAGGTAGTGGCAACTTAGTAGTGACTCCAGGTGTAGCATCACTTACAGCAACAGCACCTGTAGTAGCTACAGGAACTAGTACTCCTGTTATCAGCCTAGCTTCAGCTTATGGAGATACTTTGAATCCTTATGCTTCAAAGACTGCTAATCATATTCTTGCAGCACCTAATGGTACGGCAGGAGTACCAACATTCAGAGCTATGGTAGCATCCGATGTCCCTACTTTGAATCAAAGTACTACAGGCAATGCTGCAACGGTTACAACTAATGCTAATCTTACAGGTCCTGTCACAAGTATAGGCAATGCAACAGCTATTGCTAATGGAGCTATCTCTAATGCAATGCTAGCTAATGGAGCTGTAGCTAATCTATCAGGTACTAATACAGGTGACAATGCTACGAATAGTCAATATAGTGGCTTAGTAAGTAATGCAACTCATACAGGTGATGCTGAGGGTAATTTTGCCTTAACTGTTAAGGGTATCAATAACACTATATTATCTAATCTTAATACAGGGATATTAAAGAACACAACAGGCACAGGTGTACCAAGTATAGCTGTAGCTGCTGATTTCCCTATACTCAATCAAAACACTACAGGTACAGCAGGCTCTACTGCTACATTAGCAACAGCTAGAACAATATCCACTAATGGTGATGTACTATATACATCTCCTCCATTTGATGGCTCTGCAAATGTTCTAGGTACAGCTACATTAGCATCAATAGGTGTAGCAGGTACTTATACAAAGGTCACTACAGATGCTAAGGGTAGAGTAACCGTAGGAGCTAATATAACTGCAGGAGATGTCCCTACTCTTAATCAGAATACAACAGGCACAGCAGCTAATGTTACAGGCATTGTAGCAGTAGCGAATGGTGGTACAGGTACAGCCACTCCAAGTTTGGTAGCAGGAACTAATGTAACTATTACAGGAACTTTCCCTAATCAGACTATTAATTCTTCAGGTGGAGGAGGCGGTGGTAGTACAGGTTTACAATCAGCGGTTTATAGTTCTATATTTAGTATACGAACATCAAACTCACTAACTGCTGGTACTGCTTCAATTCATACTCTTTCAAGTGCTAGTATGCAATACGTTCCTTATATACCAAACACAACTTTTACTTGTGTAGAGTTCGCTATTAATGTACTAACTGCACAAGCAACAGGATTAGCAAGGATTTGTGTTTATTCTTCAAGTAATAATCAACCTACTAATTTATTATACAGTAGTACTGATTTAGATTGTTCAACATCAGGTACAAAAAGTGTTATATCTTCTTTTGTTTTTACACAAGGAACAATTTATTGGTTAGGTATTCAAACAAATGTTAATAGTATTTCATTTACAGGATTAAATGGCGCATCTTGTATACCATTATCTTGTAGTGCTCAGGGTACTCAACATACTTCTTGGGGTCAAACTGGACTTACATACGCAAGTGGGGCGCCAAGTGTAGCAGTTGTAAATGCTTTTATTGCTAATACTTTAATTCAAATATCAATGAAAAAATAATAAAATTATGGCACAATTTAGAAATGAAATTTATGATGAGAACGGACTTGTAAGAGTTGAGTTCATTGAAGTAGAAAGTCCTACTCAAGAAGAACTAATACAAGATAAAGAAGCTCAGCTCTTAGCTTTGTATGAAGAGTTGAAATCTTTAAGAGGAGAATAGATGCCTGCTACTACAATCATAGCACAGCCATCTGTAATGATGCCTGCTTACAATCCTATTAAGTATATCATAGATAATGCTTATAAGAATGAGCCTGGCTTCAGATATGTCTTTACGGTCTATCCTGCAACTAATGCTACTCCGATAGCTCAGTATAAGACTCTACCTGTATTCGGTACAGGGTATGGTGAGCAGGATATCTCTAAACTGATGCAGTCTTTGGTGACATGGAAGTTTGCTGCAGGTCAAGTCAATGAATCATGGTATCAATATGATATCCGATTTGGCTATGAGTACACTGCTAATATTGTATATATTAACTCACTTGTACAAAGTGCAGGAGGAGATGTAGAGATACAATACAATGCTCATGGTTTTGTGGCAGGTGATCAGATTAGTATTACTCAGGCATTTGGAGGGATTGCTGCTAATCCTACAGTAGAGGGATTGCATACTGTTATCTTTGCTAGCACTAACCTATTTGTTATCAATGCTAGATGGGATACTGTCACTGATGCCACTATCAATGGCACTGTTACCTATGCAGATTTAAGAAAGACAATACTTATAGATGATGAGGGTTTATCACAGCTAGAGGTATTCAATGGAGCTTACAGCTTAGGTATCTATGCTCAGGGTGCATTCCCTTACATTGACTATTATGGTGCACTAGATCCTAGCTTTGCACTTACATCCCTCACTAATCCTAATGACTCATTTGCTGTAGCAGCATCTATCACTGATAATATCTTCTATCTGATGTGTAGGGTATATAGTGGAGTGGAGTACATATTGCAGTATTATGATATTCAAGGCAATGCGATAGGACAGGACAGCCCTTATAATCCTACAGATGGTTTATATAATTTCCCTGTAGATACAGCTACTCATTCTATTACTGAGGATTTCTTTATAGGAATTAAAGCTAATGATTTTGCAGGTACTGAGTTTAAATACTTTTTTAACTATGATGGTAGATGTGCTATCAATGAAGATATATTATACTACTTAGATAGAATGGGATCATGGCAATCTTTTAACTTTCAGCTTAAGACCTATGAGAAAGGGCAGATAAGTAGAGAAATGTATAATCAGCATGTAGATGGTCAGGTGGTAGATGGTGAATGGTTGTATAGCTCTGATGCTATGGGTAACAGAACTTTGAATACTAATGTATCTAATACCTTAGACTTGAATACTAATTGGATGGACCAATACAATGCTGATAGATTTCAAGAGCTACTAACATCCCCTCAAGTATTATACTACAATGGCACAGACTATAGAGCTTGCACTATAGATGCTACATCTTTTGAGAACTTTAGACAGCGAAATAAGAATCTAATTAAGCAATCAGTAACTATTAAGCTAGCACTTAATACTCCTATCAATGGTTAGGATACAACTTAGTACAGGCTACCTAGATGTCAAAGAGGGTACATCATTCCCTCTTAACTTTAGCATAGGGGATATCAGAGATATATCTAAGAGAACAGGTAACTTTAGTAAGACCATTACTTTAGTAGGCAATAACAATAACAATACTCTGCTCAATCACTACTATGATGTAAACATTCAAGCTGGCACTTTTAATATTAATACGCTCACTAGCTGTGATGTTATTCAGGATGGTATCCCTGTTATGACAAACGCAACTCTTCAGCTTATTAACATTAAGAAGTCACAGCTCACATCAGCCTATGAGCAGATGGTGGAGTATGAGGTATTGATTAAAGAGGATAGAGGTACATTCTTTACTGACATCTCTAATAAGTATTTGACTGACTTAGATTTCTCAGACTTAGATCACTATATAGATCCTGCAGAAGTAATCAATAGCTTTGACCATACAGTTAATAATGGCTATAAGTATGTGATGCCATTTAATATAGACAATCAGTATCAGTTTAATTGGTTTAAACCTGCTATCTATGCTCAGACTTACTTTGATAGAATCTTCGCTAGCTCAGGATACTCATATACTTGGGATGGACTAGCAGCTGCTAACTTTGATAAGCTACTGATTCCATACAATGGTGATCAGAATGTAGTGGATTGGAATGATGCTAAGGTGGTGGCAGATGGAGTATTTGATTTTACTAAAACATTTGCAAGTCAATTTCAACTAGCATTTAATACCTCTATTAATACAGGATGGACTGAGATATCAGATCCTAGTAATTTATTTAATACTAGCACAGGAGAATACACTACTCCTCAATGGGTAGGATTAGGCTCAGGTGAATCTTATGTATATACTGCAACTATAACAGGTACTGTACAGCTACAGAATGTAAGTGCATCAAATTTACATCTTACTACTCCAACGAAAAGAGCTTATATTCCATTTTTTGCAGTAAAAGTAGGTACTCATGTAAATACTATTTGTCAATCTTCTAGTGGTTTAATTGTTAATTATCCATCAGGTAGCCCATTCCCTGCTAATAGTTTTAGCAGTACTTATACCTTTACTGAGGTCTTTACTTTCAATGCTACTACTGATGGTATAGTAGGGATAGATATATCTGAAATACAAATAGTACAAGCAGGTGTAGATATTAAAACACTTAACACAAATGGTACTATAAATTTTGCTAGTGGTTATCCAGGTATAGCTTTTTGGCAAAACCCTGCAGGCAATTTTAGTGGCTCAGCTCCTAGCATAATCCTAGATCTAACATCCATAGACCTAACTATCAGACCATCTGATAACATCCCATTGAACAGTGGTATCACTACCATGAATACCTTTGTACCTGAGAAGATTAAGCAATCGGATTTCATCAAGAGCATCTTTATGATGTACAATCTATATGCTACTGCTGATCCTGATAATGAGAATAATTTAATCTTAATCAGTAGAGATGAGTACTATGATGCAGGTAAGGCTGTAGATTGGACTAACAAGCTGATGAAAGACAAAGAGCAGTCAATGATTTTTATCCCTGAGCTTAACAATAAGAAGCTAAGACTCAGCTACAAGGCAGATACTGACTCACCTAATACAGTCTATACTGATGTCACTAGAGAAATCTATGGGCAGGTAGAGGTAACATTTGAGAATGAGTATGTGAAAGGTATAGATGTGAAAGAGCTTATCTTCTCACCTACACCTGTACAGCCTACAGTATTCGGTGCATTCCTACCATTACTAAATGGTGCAGCACCTAAGACTAATCTAAGAATCTTATTTGATAATGGACAGGTAACTGCTAGTGATGTAGTGATACATCATAGCTATAATGATACAACTAATACAAATGGACTCTATCCATACCTCTCTCACTTTGGAGGAGCTGATCCCTTTAATCCTACCTTTGATATTAACTTTGCAGAATGTCAATACTACTATTATCAGGTATTACAGAACACTAATAACAATCTTTACAATAGTTATTGGAGGAGAACAGTAGCTCAGATAAATGGAGGTAAGCTATTGACTGCATACTTTCTACTCAATGAGGTAGACATCCAACTAATGGAGCTGAATGATAAGATAAGGATTGACAATTCATGGTGGAGTATTAATAAGATTATAGATTACAATGCTAATGACTTAGTGCCTACCAAAGTAGAACTAATAAGCTTAGAGACTGAGATAGATTTGCCTAGCTTTGCAGGTGGAACTACTACTCCTGTAGGTCCAGGTAATGGTACTCAGATTCAATCTATAATGGAGACTTATAGAAGTACTACTAATGTCACAACTAACAACAATGACTCTATAATAATAGGCTCAGGTAATGTAGTAGGTGATGGACTTAAAGCCTTAGTAGTGGGAGATGGTCTAAGTATAGAGAATGATGGCATAGCTACTACTAATCTTACAGTGACTAGCACCCTTAATGGTAGAGCAGTTAGTGATATCTTACCTACCTACACTAAGTACATAGCTTTGATTAGTCAGAGTAGCACCTCAGCACCTACAGTGATAGAGATAGAGAATACTATAGGACCTATAATTTGGACTAGGTCAGCAGTAGGTATATATTTTGGTACATTAGCAGGTGCTTTTACTTTAAATAAAACCTATGTAATGCTTAGTCAATTAGTGACTAATAGTATAGTAATGGCAAGGAGAAGAGATAATAATACTATTGAGATAAATACTACCAACCTACACAGCCCTACTGCAGCTTTTCACGATTCACACTTACTTAACAACACCCTAGAAATCAGAGTATATGAATGAAGTAGTAATACCACTTAAGATACAAGGCATAGCTCAGATGAAAGCTGAGTTAAGAGAATTAAAAGGAGCTATAGCTAGTGCTACTGATCCTGCACAAATGGCTGCACTTGCTCAACAGGCAGGAGTACTCAGTGATAAGATAAAGGATGCTAATGATGCAGTGGCTGTATTTGCATCAGGCTCTAAGTTTGAACAGGTAAGAAATGGATTAGGAGGGATTAAACAGTCATTGATGTCATTGGACTTTGAAGAGGCAGCACAAAAGTCTAAGACTTTTGCTACAGCTTTAGGTGGTATAAATCCTGCTGAGATAGGTAAGGCAATGACAGGACTTGTTACTACTGTAGGAACTTTAGGTAAAGCATTCCTAAAACTAGGAGCTCAGTTATTAGTTAATCCTATATTTTTATTGGTGGCTATTGTTGTGGCTGTTGTTTTAGCATTTACGATTTGGGAAGATAAGCTAGGTAAATTTGGTATAGTGTTAAAGGTTGCTTTTGCTGGAATATATTTAATGGTTGAAGCTGTAAAACTTTTAATTCAAGGCTTTAAAGACATGACTGATTGGTTAGGTCTTACATCCTTTGCAGCAGAAGATAATGCAGAAAAAACTGCAGCAGCTAATAAGAAAGTAACAGAATCATCTAAGTTAAGAGAGGCTCAAGTATTAGGAAGTTTGGGTAGAGAGATTGCTGAACTTAAAGCAGCAGGCAAAGATACTACTAAGCTAGAGGAGGAAGTAAGTAATACTAAGATAAGAGAGGCTAATGTAAGAAAGAAAGAAGCTAAAGAAGAATTAGATTCTATTAAAGCTTTGGATGGTAAATTTTATGAGGATAAACGAATAGAATTAAAAAAGCAAGTAGATGCTGAAAATGATATAATAAAGCAGGGCTATAGTGATAAAGTTGTAGCTAAAAATGCTGCCAATAAAAAAGAATTAGATGATGCTAAAACTAAAGCAGATGCTGATAATAAAGAAGCTGCTGCTAGACAAAAGGCTGCTAATGATAAGTATGCAGCTGCAGATAAAGCATCAATGGACCAAATTGCTGCCGCTAGAAAGATAGTAACTGATTCTACTAAGACTGCTCAACAGATTGAGCTAGATGACCTGGCTGCTGCTTATGCTATTAAGATAGCTACAGCTATTAAATATAAGAATGATACTACTGCATTAGTAGATGGTCAGAAGATACAAGAGGCTGCAATTAATAAAAAATATGCAGATATTGCCAATGCTAAAATAGTTGAAGATAATAAAACAAGAATAGCCTTAGAAGATGCACATTTTTTAGAAATGCAGAGGCTTACTCTTAGTGATGTAGAGTTTAAAAAATTACAAGCTACTCAAGCAGCAGAGGCTAAGATGAATCAGTTTTCTACAGATGCTGAAATGGTCAAACTACTAGAGACAGAACTAGCAGCAGAATTAGTGAAGATTCAAGATGATGCAAATAAACAAAAAACTGCTAATTTAAAAGCAGAAACTGATAAGCAGAAAGCTATAGATGCTGCAGCTCTTCAAGCAAAGAAATCTATAATAAGCTCAGAGATAGATGCAGCTAAAGGACTTGTAAATTTACTTGGAGGATTAGGAGAGAAAAATAAGAAAATACAAAAGGCTGCACTCATAGCTAATGCAGCTTTATCTATAGCTGAAATTATAAATAATACTAATGTAGGATCATCTAAAGAAGTAGCTACTAAAGGTATACTAGGATTAAGTACATCAGCACTATTATATATTAAGATGGCTACTAGTATAGCATCAGTAGTAGCAGCTACAGCTAAAGGTTTATCTGCACTAGGGGGAGGTAATGTAACTGCACCATCTGATACAGGTGGAGGAGGAGGCGGTGGAGGTAACACATCCACAACAGCAGTAGCACCAGCATCAGGTCCTAGTCTATTTGGTAGTGCTAACACAGGTAGCCAAGTGAATGCAGGAGGTGGCTCTAATAACATAACAGTAACAGCTATAGTATCTGAGACTGAGATAACATCATCACAGAATCATATTAATAACATACAAAATAATTCAGTATTATGATAAGCTATCAATCCATAGTCGATAAGATTACTACATTCTATGACAATCACCTACAGGTTAAAAAGGTAGGATCAGACTTTAAGGAGCAAATGGTGAACTTTGCTACTAAAGATGAGAAGTATCCATTGGTCTATGTAGTACCTACAGGAGTTACTCCCTATGAGAATGTTACTATTTTTAATTTAGAGCTGTATTGCTTTGATATCATACAGATGGATAGAGCTAACATCACAACTATCTTATCAGATACTCAGCAGATACTCCAGGATCTATACCTAGAGTTTACATTCTCAGATGACTATGACTTTGATATTGATGGACAACCTACATTCATACCATTGAATAATGATCTATTAGACTATGCTGCAGGATGGCAGATGAATCTATCAGTAGTGATTAAGTCATGGACAAATTGCCAAATTCCTGAACAATATTCTTAATTAATATAATATAGTTATGGCATACAATATTAAATATCCAATGCGTAGAAAGATGGCTACAGTACTTAGGAGAGTACTTAGAGCTAATTTCTTAGTAGACACAGGTACTCTAGTAGATTCAGTACGAATCAATGCAGAGATAAGTGATAGATTTAATTTAAGGATACAAATTGTAGCAGCTTATTATTTTGGCTTTCTAAATAATGGTACACAAACTATAGGAGCGTATAATCTACTTAGACAATTTGATGCAGCATTAGATGCTGATGGAATCTATGCAGAGATTTGGGGAGAATATACTGAATATCTTACAACTAAATATCCTATCTTAGAAATAGATAACATACTAGAAAGAGGAGGAGATATACTATTCTCATTTGAGCCTTTATTCGGAGAGTTTTATGGAGAGCTAGATTACTAGTCTAAAGTTTTTTTCATTCCTAAGATATTAAAGACTAATACTACAGGCATCTCTAAGATACTATTGAACTTGCTTAGGTCATCATTGCATAGAGCCATGATAGTGGACTCCCAAGCAAATTTCTGCTTTTGCTGTTCTCTCTTTTGCTCTTTAATCTCATCAGCATCCTCTAGCACCTCATCATCAGGTACTACATCTACCAATAAATTAGTATAGGTATTGGTAAAGTTCTCTCTGAATTTTAGATACTCAGGGATAAGGCCATAAACATCAGTAATTGGATAATCTAAATACCAATCTAATCTATCTCTAGGACTATAATCATAAGGCTCAATGATATCATCACCATAAACATTCTTAGATGTTCTCCTGTACAGCAATGCTAAGATGTGGCAGAAGTGGTCTAGGTAGTTATTAGAGAAGTAATGCTCAAGATCTATGAACTCACCTAGTGTGAGCTTACTGAATGGCTTGAGTACATAATTATCTAGCTTACTTTTATACCTCCTAGATGGATCAGACTGTAGCCATTTAATCTGCTTAGTCAATTCACTTAATTCATTTAGCTCTAGCTCCTCAAAATAAGAGATATCGCTATCAGTTAAAGCAGAAAGTACATCAATCTGATAGTTAAATATACCATCTTCACTGCTCAGACTGTTCAGCTCCAGGAACTGACTCACTGATATCTGACTCCACTGCTGAGGCAATTTGAGATTCTGCATGGTTAGTGATTTTGTAGGTTACAAAGGTAAGGTAAGGGATAGAAATATCTGCTTTGAGCTTACTGAATAGTTTAGCTTTATGCTTAAGATGTGCAGAATCATAATGTTCAGCATTGGATAGGTCAGTTCGTTTGAACATTAGAGCCATAATTTCAGAGATATATTCTTTATTATCTTTCTTAACAATTTTTTCAACAATCCTAGAATCTTTTACTGAGAGCTTCATCTCAGCCTTATAAGTATAGCCATCTATCTCTATCTCTTCTACAGGATCTTTCTTAGTATAGTTATCTTTATTAAACAACTTAACATTCTCTAAGAACAGCTCAAAGTCTACATCCATCTCATCTTCTGTAATGCCTAAATATTCAAAGACTTTACAATGTTTCTCAAGAGTATCATACTCATCATTATTATGGATAGCAGATATCTTTTGGAACTGCTCTAGTGTTAGCTCCTCCATCTTAGAGGGGATTTCTTTGCCGAATAATTCTATCATAGTTTTAATTTTTGAACAAATATAAAAAAAATATAATATAGTTATGACAAAAGATATACCAATCTATAAAATTACTATAGATCCTGAGTATTCAGATGGTGAAGAGTTAGGGATTGAGCAGATAGCTTTTACCTCAACTCCTGCTATTGTTACTAAAGGGATGGCATTTGATGAGCATAAAAAATTGTTTTTCTCAGATGACCTAAAGTATAGAGTAGTAGCACCTGCCATGATTCCAATGGAGATATATAGGAATGATGAGGGTGGTGATGAATATTATGTACAGTTCTCAGTTGAGACCATAGAAAACATACATTCTAAATTCATGAAAGACCTATCTAATCGTAATGTCTTTAACCTAGAGCATGATACTGATAAGACAGTGCCAGCTTATGTACTTGAGGCATGGATAGTAGAAGATCCTAAGAAAGATAAAGCCTACTCAAGCTATGGTATTGAAGTACCTAAAGGCACATTAATGGTAACAGCTCAGGTAACTGATAAAGAGTACTATAATGAGCTAGTAAAGAATGAGCAAATAGGTTTCTCAATAGAGGGATTCTTAGGCTTAAAACTAAGTAAACAATTAAATAAATATAATATGAAGTTACCTGATGGAGAACATCTAATCGAAGGTAAGATCTACATCGTTGTTGATGGAGAAGTTACTGAGATTAAAGATGTGCCTGTTGCTGCTGAAGAGGAGATAACAGAAGAGATTGCACTAGAGACAGTAGTAGAAGAAGAAGTAATAGAGGAGACACCTGCCACAGAAGAGATGGCTATTGATCCTGCTGCTGATGCTGAAGCTATTTTAGCTATAGTACAACCTGTAATTGATGAGCAAATCAATGCTTTAATAGCAATGATAGCTGATCTAAGAAATCATATGGAAGAGGTGATGGCTGAGGGTAAGGAAGTAGTAGAAGTAGAAGCTACTAAACTTACACAGCATGACAAATTCAGTATGGTAAGTAAATTTTTAAACAATAATAACTAAATAAAAAACAAAAAAAATGAGCAAAAAATTAAGATTTGACTTGGATATTGATGCAACTGCATTATTACAAGCTAACAGCGAAGCATTCTATAGCCGAGCTTATTTAAACGAGGAAGTAGTAGATAACTATCGTACACTACCAGGTGTTAAATTTAAGACTAAGATTTCTAATGTTGTCTTTGGACAGGTATTGCAGGCAGAGAATTGCGGATGGAACGCTTCAACTGATGAGCTTGCATCTGTAGAGATTGATGTATGTGGATTATCAGCAATGGCAGAGATTTGTCAATTTGATTTAGAGCAGTCTTTTGTATCATTACAAATGACTAAAGGATCTAATGGTGATTTCACTGTTGCATCTTTCATGGATTACTATTGGAATGAGATGTCTAAGACAATCGCTGAGAACATTGAGAAATTACGTTGGTCAGGTGATACTACATCAGGTACTCCTGCTTTAGCTTTATGTGATGGATATAAGAAGTCACTAGTTGCTGATGCTGCTAATGTAATTGAAGTAGGTGGAGCTACACCTCCAGCTGTTAATGCAGGAAATGTACTTGCTACATTGGCTACAGTATATGCTGCTATCCCTCCTGCTGTAATTGCTAATCAAGAAGAGTTACGAATCTATGTATCTTCTCCTGTAGCTACTGCTTATCGTGCTGCTGTTGCTGCATCTAACACTCTAGCTAACTTAACTCAAGCATTAGACTTTACTTATCTTGGAATTAAGATGGTATTATGTCCTGGAATGCTTAGTAAGTCTACGATTGTTGCTTCACCTAGAGGAAATTTTTTGTATGCTTTTGATGCTGAAGGTGATGGTAAAGCATTACGAGCTATCAACTTAGCTGATACTGTTGCTACACCTGTAATCAGAACTCGTGCTAACATGAAAGTAGGATTTACTCACGTTAATGGTAATGAGATTGTATTCTACAACTCTGCATCTTAATTAACTAATTTATAAATCTAAGGGAGTGAAAGCTCCCTTTACTTAAAACTTATATTATGCCTTTAGGATGCGATGCCTTAGAAACGATAACAAAATCCTGTGACAACAACATAGGAGGAATTAGAAAAATATGGTTAAATGATCAAGAGAATATCACTACTAGCCCTGTTGTTGCAGTAAATGGGGAGGTAACTACATTAGTTGTATCTTTAGATTATACTGAATTTGAAATCAATAGAAACACAGGTAACTATACTGAGGATACTGCAGTAGATCTAATCAATGGATCTTCATTTGTAACTCAGACTATTACTTTAATGTTCAATAGAAGAGACAAAGATAAGTCAGAAGCTATCAATATACTAGCATCAGGTCAGAGATACCTAACTGCAATAGTATTAGATTCTAATGGCAAGTATTGGTTCTTTCAAGACCTACAATTAACTGCTACAGGTGAAGGATCAGGCACAGCTCGTGCGGATGGTTCTAAGTACAGTGTTACACTTTTAGCGGAAGCAGACCACTTGGCGTGGGAAATTACTTCAGGTGCTGTAGCATCAGTTATTCCATAACCTTAACACCCTAATAATTAAAGCTCTGCATATTGTAGAGCTTTTTTTTTAAACATTTTTTGACCTTAGTATAATATAGTTATATGATATACATTAAAAAAGATGAGGTCAATCAGATAATCCTTACCCTAACTGAGGTAAGTACACTGCCGAATCCTTATTATTTGTTTGTCTTTCAGAATGAAATGGACAAACTTTCTGCACCTATTACATTCTACACTCCTGATAGCTCAGCTTATCCTGAAAGATTTAATCAGTTTTTATTGGATGAGCCTGTAGATTTGGAACTAATCAAAGGACAGTATACATATAGCATCTATGAGTCACATATCACACCTCCAACTATTGCTAACTCTACAGGAGTAGTGATTGAAGAGGGCAGGATGGTAGTAAGTGGACCAATAGTACAATCAATTTATGAGTAATTATGGCATTAAAAGACTTTTTTAAAACAGTAAAGCATGAAATAGTAGAGGGATATCAATCATTCTCTACTCCATTCCTTAAAGTAGGAGGTGCTAACTTAACTCTACCTTATGTAAATGGTAGGACTCAGACTAATGGAGTCATTTTTTTTGGTCAGGACAATTTATTTCCTGAACTCCTTAATCAAATTTTCTATTCTAGTCCATTACATGGCTCAATAGTGGGGTATAAAGTGAATGCAGCTGTAGGTGGTGGATTTAATATAGTAGCTGATAGACTTACTCCTCAAGATAAGCTAGAGCTATATACATTAGAAAGAAAATTAAACATTAAAAAAGTAGTACCTGCAGTAACTCAGCAACTAATACTGCACAATAGAGTTTATTTCAAGCTATGCTTTGATGATAAGATGAAGCTGACTAAGATAGTCAATCTATCCCCTGAGAAACTTAGAGTAAACTTAGATAGAAAGAGATACTATATTTGTGATGATTGGTCTAGTAGGATTGGAGTACAGGAGATAAGGAGATACACTCCTACCTCTAGAGATTATGAGCAACTATTCGTGTATGAGGTAGAATGTATTGGACAGGATTTCTATCCATTACCTCAGTACACCTCAGCTTTAAACTTTGCATTTCTATCAGGTGAACTTAGCTACTTTGCTAAAAGTAATATACAAAATTCAGTATTTCCTAGCTTTGCTATGATGTTTCCCAAAAGACCTCAGTCTGAGGAGGAGAAGAACATGATAAGAAATACCATTGATAGATTGAAAGGTGCTGCTAATGCAGGTAAAGCTGTGGCATTCTTTGCTAATAGTCAGGACCAACTACCAAAGATAGAGTCACTACCTACTAATGGTAATGATAGTCTCTTTCAAGAGGCATCACAGCTGAACACTGAGCAGATTTGTTTTAGTCACACTATAGATCCTATCCTTATGGGTATTCGTACTACAGGCTCACTAGGTAATGGCTCAGATATTAAGCAGGCTTACATCATATTTGAGAAAAATGTAGTAATGCCATTGAGAGATATGGTATCTGATATCTTTAATGAGCTGTTATTCATAGCTAAGATAGATGCAGATTTCACTATCAATAACTATCAGATAATTAACGAGGCTATTGTAGAGCTTGAGGGAGATCCATCTAAGACTAATGATGCACTTAATACATTGAATCCTGCAATCGCTGCTAAAGTACTAGAGAATATGTCTAAAAATGAAATTAGAGCCTTAGCATCTTTACCTCCATTGAATGATACACCAACACCAACAATCTGATGCTATACTTTATAACAGAAACATATCTAAAGAATAACACACCCATCACAGCTAATGTAGATGTCAACAATGTTACTCCTTACTTAGCTACTCAAGCTCAACTAAGAATCATGCCTATCTTAGGTACTACATTCTATAATGACCTGCTTACTAAGTACAATAATCAGACTTTAGATCCTGATGAGGAGGTGCTAGTTACATTTATACAGCCTATTATAGCATGGAGAGCTGCAGAAGATGCTGTATTTGGTCTATCATTACAGCTAAAGAATAAAGGATTGCAAACTCAATTCGGAGATAACAGCTCATCTGTAGATAGAGGTACAATAGCATTCAGCATGGAACACTATGCACAAAAGGCTGCATTCTTTGAGCAAAGATTAATCAGATACCTACTTAAGAACAGAGCTTTGTATCCAATATTCACAGGTACAACTAACCGAGATACTGACCTTAGACCTATGATTGATGGCTGTAGCTGTCTATCTAATGGCTTGCTAGAGTGCAATGGTCTATGTGGAGGTGCAGGTAACAATGGCTACAACAATTCAATCTTAATAATATGAAGCACTCAGGCATCTTATCATTCTTGACTTTTGGCTTTGGGTATCTTTCAGGTATCTCTTTAATATTTGCTGATTCGTTACATTTTAAATTCTTAGGATGCCTGTTAATATCTTACTTTACTTTTTTACTAGCATCTGAAATAGAATCTAAAGAATGAAAGCACAATTATCCCTACTACTAATATCTATACAATCAGAACTATTGACTCTTATATCTATATGCTTTGCATTTTTTTTACCAATAAGTGGCATCCTGATAATGATAGGAGTATTAATATCTATTGATACTATCACAGGCATTTGGAAAGCTAAGAAGATAGGAGATAAAATAACTAGCAGAAAGCTCTCATCTATCATTAGTAAGTTAGCACTCTATGAGGTTACTGTGATTATGTTCTTTTTGATAGACCAATTCATACTAAATGATATCATGCTTACTTTTTTCAGTGTACCATTTATGCTCACAAAGGTAGTGGCACTAGTACTAGCTAGTATAGAGGTGATGTCAATTAATGAGTCATACAAGCAAGTCTACCATTTGGACCTGTGGCAAAGTGGAAAGGCATTATTTGCTAGAGCTAAGGAAGTTAAAGAGGACCTAAACAAACTGAAATGACTAGATGGGAACTTACATCTAAATATGGTACTGCTAATGTAACAGGTGCAGGTTACTTAGTGAAGATTAAGCTACCATATCCAATGAGAATAGCTTGGGACTTAGACAGCACTGTCAATACTATGATGTGCCATAAGTTAGTAGCTGATAATTTTACAGCTGTATTCAATGAGCTTCTAGCTACCTATGGATATGATAAGATTAAAGAGTTAGGGATTGATTTATTCGGTGGTTGTTTTAATTATAGAAAGATGAGGGGAGGTACAGCACTATCCATGCACTCATGGGGTATTGCAATAGATTTAGATCCTGCTAGAAATCTACTCAAAGAATCATCGAAAACTGCAAGATTTGCAAGACCTGAGTATAAGGCAATGATAGATATATTTTACAAGCATGGGTTTATATCTTTGGGTAGAGAGAAGAACTATGATTGGATGCACTTTGAAATAAAAGAATGATGAAATACTTAGCTATAATACTACTACTCAGCAGCTGCTCTGCACAATACCATCTTAATAAAGCTATTAAGAAAGGATATAGCTGTGAGCAAACAGGAGATACTATCAGAATCACAACTTTAGATTCCATCCCTGTTATCATTCATGATAGCATAGTATGGGAGAAATTCATCACTACTAAAGATACTATTATAAAGTATAACACAGTCTATGTGCCTAAGACTAGACTAGATAAAAAAATAGAATATAGACTAAAGGTCAAAACTATCTACAAAGATAGGATAGTTCAGAAAGCACAGG